GCTGACCAGCTCATCTATCGTCCGCGCAATGTGCGAGCGCACAAATTCTTCGGATTCTCGCCGGTCGAGCAGATCATTCTTACCATCAACATCGGTCTGCGCCGCCAGATTCACCTGCTCAATTACTATACTGAAGGCAACGTGCCGGAAGCACTGGCACAGGTCCCCAAGGAATGGTCGGCTGACCAGATCAGTGAGTTTCAGGAATGGTTTGACAGCGCGCTGGCCGGAAACTCCGCCCGCCGTCGTCGCATCACCTTTGTCCCTGAGTGCGGCAATCTCCAGTTCACGCGCGATCCCATGCTGAAGGACGCGCTCGACGAATGGATTACACGCATCGTCTGTTATGCCTTTGGTCTCTCGCCGCAGCAGTTTGTAAGCGTGATGAATCGGGCCACGGCTGAAACCAGCGTGGAGCAAGCCGCTGCCGAAGGCCTGGTGCCGATCATGGGATACCTGGCCGACACCATTAACTTCATCGTCACGCGCCACTTCGGTTTCAACGATATCGAATTTGTCTGGGAGCAGGACCGTACCCTGAACGCGCTCGAGCAGGCCAAGATTGATGACATTTATGTTCGCGCCGGCGTGCTCTCCATCGACGAAGTGCGCGAAAGCCTGGGCAAGCATCCTGTCGGCGTCAGCAATGCCGTAATCACCACCAGAGGAGTCTTCCCGCTCCAGATCAATGGCCCATCGGAAAAATCTGGATCGCCAGGAGAAGTTCAACCCGACGAAGCTCGTGTGGCACAGCCGCCCTCGGCTGGGCTGGGGTCGAACAGCAAAGATTGAGGACACAAAACAGCAACATCACCAAGGCAGCCCATCGGCTGCCTTTTCTTTGGAGCCAACATGAAATCCATGAACCTCTTTGCCCAGATCGCCAAGATTGACGAATCAAAGCACGAAGTCTGGGGCGTTGCCACAGCCGAGATTGTCGACAAAGAAGGCGAAATCTTCGATTACAACTCTTCCAAGCCTTACTTCAAGAACTGGAGCGACGAGATCGCCAAAGCCACTGACGGCAAGAGCCTGGGCAACGTTCGTGAAATGCACGTGCCCAGCGCCGTCGGTAAGCTTGTCGCCATCGCGTTTGATGATGACCTAAAACAAATCCGCGTCGGCGCGCGCATCGTCGACAGCGTTGCCTGGCAAAAGTGCATGCTCGGCGTTTACACCGGCTTCAGCATCGGCGGCGCTTATGTCAAATCATGGGAAGATGGCGAGTACGTCCGCTTCACCGCCAACCCGGTGGAAATCAGCGTGGTCGATAACCCTTGCGTTCCCGGCGCGCACTTCACCGCCGTCAAGGCCGACGGCACCTGCGAAGTCCGCAAATTCACTGCCGCAGCCGGCACTCACCAGGTTCTCAAGATCGGTGCGCGCCATTCTAAAGCCACTCTGGCGCATCTCGACGCGATCAAGGTCTGCATGGACAAGATGGCGCAAAACCATGAAGAAGCCGCTACGCACATGGACGCACTTCTCGATACCGGCGATACCGCTGCCACACGAGCGGCTTCCGCCGACATGAAAAAGATCCCGGGCGATTCACGTTCCGGAGTAAGGATAGGAGATCAAAGCACAATGCTGGAAGCAAATGACAAAGCGCAATTGGAAAAGGCACGGGCCAGCTCCGCATCTGCGCTTGCCAAGCTGGCTGAAATGGAGCAGGAAGTGGCCGGCTTGCGCAGCGAAATGGAGAGCAATAACCAGGAGATCCAGCGTTCGCTGAGCAATCTCCTTTCACTGGTGGAAAAATTTGTTTCGCCGCAGGAATCTACGGGCCGTGTGGCGCGCACAGGCGTGCCCACGCAGACCATAACTAAAGAAGATGACGCGCGTCCCACTCTGGCCAAGTCTGCCGGTGAAGCCACCGTGCATGATCTGCTCAAGCGTACGCTGCAGCAACCGCAGCCTGCCTCCGTGTACCTGCGATAGAACTTTCTCGATCACTCCAATGCCATGTTGTAAGCAGGACCATTCCTCTCGATGTGCATCAAGCACGGGATGGAGCAGGCATTCATGCCTGCGGGTACTTGTTTTGTACATAAGCGGCTTTAGCCGCTGAGGTATGGAATTCACCTCAACAACCGCAACTGTATAGCGGAGAAAAGGACTAGAAAAATGTTTGGCGATCTCAGTCAGCAGACGTTCGATCTGCTCAACAAGGCGGACCTGTCCTCCTTGAACAAAACCACCATCAGTCAATCGCTGATCAGCGGTGTGGCTGGCAACTTAAACGCGTTTGATCTGCGCGGGCCGGCGCTTCAGCTTTATCCGGTCATCACGCCGCTGCGTAACCGTCTGCCTCGGCAGGTGAGCGACCGTGGCGATCTCGCTACGCGCTGGAAGGCGATCACCGGGGTCAATACGCAGGGTTTCGAACTCGGTGTTGCGCCGGGCCGTCGCTCGGCGGAAATGAGCGTCACCGAGCAGGATTATGTTGCGTCCTATGCGGGGCTTGGCCTGGAAGCTTCCATCGACTGGGAAGCTGTCTGGTCGGGCGGCAAAGAGTTTGACAACAAAGCTACTCTTGTCCAGTCATTGCTGCGCGCAGTGATGATTGGTGAAGAGAATGTCATCCTCAATGGCAATGCTTCCATGCCGCTGGGAACGCCTCCAGCGCCTACCGTTGCCTTGGCCAATGGCGGAACGCTTGGCTCGGGATTGAGTCTGCTTGTTTTCGTGACGGCACTCACCGCTCGCGCGCTTGCCAATTCCACCGTCTCCATCAGCGGCGTGCCTTATGGTCAGGTAACGCGAGTCAACATTGATGGCACTTCCACGCAATACGGCGCGGGCGCCAGCGCCATCAGCGCTGCGTCGTCTGCTGCCGTGACCACTGCAGGCCAGCAGACCGTGGTCGCCACTGTGCCCGCTGTGAAAGGTGCAGCCGGATACGCGTGGTACATCGGCACCAGCGCCGCAACTGCCACGCTGAATACGATCACCACCGTGAATAAGGTCACAATCAGCGCTCCGGTTGCCGGCACTCAGTTGGCCAATGCCGCAAACTCCAGCACGGATGGATCAGCCAACTCTCTGGTCTTCGATGGCTTTCTCACGCAAGCCTTGAAATCCAGCGCCGGCTATTTCACCTCGCTCGACGGCAACACTCTCACCGCCGACCAGGCCAATGGCATCCTGGAAATCGATACAGCATTGCAGTGGTTCTGGGACAACAAGCGTCTCAGTCCCACGGAAATCTGGGTGAACTCGCAGGAAGCTCGCAACATTAACAAAAAGATCGTTGCTTCCGGCGGCGCGCCACTGTTCCGCTTTACATTGCCGGGCGGCACGGGGTCCGATGATGACAAGCCGGCTCTGCTGGGCGGAGCCAGTATTGCCAAGTACTGGAATAAATTCACGCAGCAGTTCCTGGACATACGCATCCATCCGAATCTTGCGCCCGGGACGATCTTCTTCAACAGCTCGGAAATTCCTTACCCGCTTTCCGGCGTGGACAATGTTTCTTTTGTCCGCTGCCGCCGCGATTATTACCAGATCGAGTGGCCCGTCGTCTCGCGCCAGTATGTCTATGGCGTCTATGCCGACGAAGTCCTCGTCTGCCGCGCACCGTTCTCGCTGGGTGTGATTGCCAACGTAGCCAACGGATAAACGATTCATCGGCGCCTTGATTGCTGCGCATCGCCGCCGATGCTCCTGACCTGCCAACCAGCAGGTTGCAGGAGACCAAAAGGCAGTCTGCGGTCCCTCTCAGCCCAGACTGCCTTTTCCAAAATTTTTTTGTTCTTCTTGAAAACGCTCTTCTTAGAGAGTGCGTTAAATCTCACGTCATCCCGACGACCGTTAAGCGGGCGTGCGTTGTCATCAGCGCGCGCCTAGGGAGGAGGGACCTTGTGTTGACTATTTGGAGGTAACCGATGGCTGCTGCCCCTGACGATCTTTGCACCGTTGCAGAACTGAAATCATGGTTGCCTAACCAGGGCAACAACGACGATGTCACCCTGCAAAGCCTTATCACCAACGCCAGCATGCAAGTCTTGCAGTACATCGATCGGCCGCACATTCTGTCGTCAGTGCTCGGACCGCTTACGGAAAACTATGACGGCAATGATTCTGACCGGCTGCTTCCGCGCAACTTCCCGATTATTTCGGTCAGCAGCGTCAGTATCGATGGCATTTCGATTCAGGCGGCAACCACTCCTACAACCGCAGGCTATTTGTGGGACGGGCGGCGCATTTTGCTGCGCGGCTTTCGTTTCTGCCGCGGCGTACAGAATGTTCAGCTTTCGTATGCCGCAGGCTATCTAGGCGTGCCGCTTGACCTGAAGCAGGCAGCGATTGAGGCCTTTGCCTTGACTTATCGCCAGCGCGTGCGCATCGGCGAAAAATCTAACAGCATGAGCGGCCAGGTAAACGTGTCGTTCGATATGGGCGACGTTCCGCCGCGCTCCATGGCCATTTTTAGCCAGTACAGGAGGTTGGCGCTGTGATTAGCGTTCAAATTGACGACTCCGCAGTCCAGCAACTTCAGCAGCGGCTTGCCGGACTTGCACCTCGCGTGGTGGCCCAGGTTTATGAGGCCCTGCAACCGCTCATCTACCAATCCCTGAGCACGGCTGTACCAAAATATTTTGCCGGATCAGCGGGCAAAGACGGGTCGAGTGATCTGCTGACCTCGCGCAGCGGCAACCTGCTGAACTCTGTCTTGAATTCGATTCAGATTAGCCCTGACGGTCAGAGTCTGACTGTCAGCATTGGATCCGATCTGCCCTACGCACGTATCCACGAATACGGAGGCTTTGCCGGCCGGCAAGGCCCGTTCAAGAAAAAAGAAGGCCGTCGTCCCTACATTCGGCCACGGCCGTACTTGCGTCCCGCAATCAATGATCTTCAACAGGCATTGCCTGATCTGCTTGAGCAGGCAATCCAGCAAGTTCAGGTGTCGGAGTGATTTTTCCCCGTGAGCAAATTTATTCCGCGTTGTTCTCCACGTTGCAGGGCGCGCTCCTTACGCCGGCTGGTCCGTTCAAGACGGTCAGCCGGCGCTGGCAGGATCCCTCGCAACTCTCGCCCGCGGACCGTCCATCGTTGTACCAGGTTCAGAAGGACGAACTGACAGGCACCAGCGTAAATGGATTACCCCTACATGCGAAGTTGGCGGTCGATCTTGTTCTCTACACGGCGGGCGACAGCGAACCGAACTCGGTCCCTTCCACTGAACTGAATTCACTTCTGGACGCCGTGGAAACGGCCATTCGCAGCGCGA